CAGCTATGGTTTCATCAATACATGATGCTGATGAGATCAAGGTTAAGATCATAAGCACAGAAAGTGGAAGTGATTATGACCTAGTCGCTGAGGATTGGTATATTGTTATCGGCAATGCACACGGTGAAGGTAGTTCAGCACCAGACGCATGGGCAGACGAACTAGATGTTGTATACAATTCTTGTCAGATCTTTAAGACACCTCTACAGGTTACTGGTACTCTAGAAGCAGCAGTACTTCGTGGAGAGTCTTCAGAATTGGCTAGACTTCGTAGAATGAAAGCACAAGAACATAAGATGCAAAAAGAAAAAGCATTTTTATTTGGTAAACGTTTTGGAGGCACAGGCCTTCAAGAGGCCTCATATGCGGCTGGTAACAACGATACCAATAATGATGAAACTTTTGCTGATGGTGGTCTTGTTGATTCTGATGGAAATTTAGTACGTTCAACATACGGTATTATTTCTGCATTAGAAAGTTATGGTGAGTCTACTTCTACACATGATGCACAAAACGTATTTACTATTGATAGTTCTTACGGATATGCAGACTTTGTAGACGACATGGAAAAAGTATTTCAGTACATCCCAGAATCAGGCGCTAAGCGTGCATTCTGTGGTGCTGGGGCACTTGGTTACTGGTCTAAAATGGCTGGTGCTTCAGGGATAGCTGGCAACTCTGGTTGGACAGTTTCTATTGGAGACATGAAACGTGATGCTCTTGGTTTTAACTACAGGGTACTTGAAACGCCTCACGGCATGTTGCAGTTGATTCCAACTCCAGCACTACGTGGGCCTTATAACAAGTTCATGGCAGTTGTATCTGATGAAAATCTGTTTCATGCAGTTTATCGTCCATCTATGTATCAGACAAACATTAAGACCGATAATGCCTTTGATGGTGTTAAAGATCAATACATGTCTGATGAAGGTGTTGGTATACAGCTAATTGAAAGTCATCATCTGTTTAAAATCACAGCGTAAGGAGGCTTATTATGGCTAGACCTTATTTAGGTGGTTCAAGTGCAGGCATTAAAACAGTTAGTGCTGATGCAACATTAGTTCCTGCTGATTCTGGAAAAACTATTCTAATGGGAGCAAATGGAGTGGATATTACACTTCCATCTGCGGCTGCTGGTTTAGAGTTCCAGATCATTCAGTCTGCTGATTACAGTACTGCAGTATGTACTATCATACAAGCTGCAGCCACTGAGGATTTTTATGGAGCCGTTTACGGTTCTACTCAGGGAGAAAATGCTGCAACAGATGCTGATGTAGGGGCTTCTGCTAATACAAAGATAACCTTTTCTTCTGCCTCCCTAAAGGGAGACAGGGTCAGATTAGTTTCTGATGGAACAGGTTGGTATGTAGAAGCGTTTGTTCAGAACTATGCTGGGATAACGTTTGATAACTAAACAAAACAAGTTGGGGGAGCCTAGTGCTCCCCTGACGTTGGATAAAAAATGCTAATGAATGCAAATAAAACAGGAAGTACTAAAAGAATGATTTCTAAAAAGAAAAAAAAGAAATCAATGTTTGCATCTGTAATAGATGCTTTAAAAAAACCTTTAAAAATTAAATGACACAGAAGCAATTAATAGAAACAGTAAAGCAACATCATCCTGATTTAGGAGAAACACAAATACGTATCTTTTTAAATAAGGCGTTGGATGAGTTTTGTAGAAAAACAAGAATACTAAATACCGTATATACGTTTCCTAGTGTAGCCGATCAGAGATATTATGATTTAGATGATAGCATCTCTGAAGTAACTAGGGTTGATTATGATGGATATGAGATACCACGCTTAGTGGGTAAACCAGAGAAAACAGATGTCAGTTGATCAAAGAACAGCAGCTTTAAAAAAAGTGTGGTGGATTGAAAGAGATTCCATTGGACTTGCTATGGTATCAGATGCAGATACTAGCACAGATTATATTTCTGTTAATGAAGTAAAAACAGTTACGATCCATGCTGTAAAATTGGACGAAGATTTTGTAGCATCTGGAACAGGGATTACTATGACAGAATCCCCTGCAATTCCAGCAGAGTTTCATGATGCATTAGCTAAGTATGCAATAGCCAAAGGGTATGAGCTAAACCCTGCTACTTTACAATCTGCTCAATATTTTAATAATGAATGGGAAATGTGCATAAGAGAAGGAAAAAAATATGCCAATAAAGGAAGAGATGGCTCTGGCTATCATATAAGACAATACGATTATTAATGGTAGAAATTTTTACAGGTACAGGATATTGGTCTGACTTAACAGAAAGTTGGAATACAATTACATTTCCTTTAACATGGGATGTGGCTATTTCTTTATCGGAAGTATCTGGAAACAGTACTTCTTATACAGAGCAAAGTATTTCTTCTGCGTCTTTTACAGAATTAAGTATTTCTGCACCTTCTTATTCAGAGCAAAGCACTACATCAACAAGTTATACTGAGGTGGCATGAGTTTTAAAACACAAGTAGAAGATTTAATAGGATCTGTTGGAGATGACGATTTAATTTCAAGCTCTATACAAGATATAGGAGCTGAAATTGTAGATGTATTACCAGTAGAAAAGTTATTACAAGTAGCAAAAACTACTGCAATAACATCTTCTGGTTTAACTACTGCAGGTAAAAAAGTATTAGCAGTAGACAAAGGAGACTTAGCAGCTAGGGAAATCCCAGCAATACAAAAAGCTAAATTTAATGATACTACATCTATATATGCAGCTAGCGATACAGATCCAGTATATTATTTAGAAGATGAGAAAGTATATGTAAATGGAGCTGCTGGTAGTGGAGCTACATCAGGTCATTTACATTATGTACCTAAGATACCTACTACAGATGGAAGTACAGCTATAGTACATGGTAGTTCTACGGTAGCAAACTTTCCACAAGAAGCAGAAAGATTATTGGTATTAGGTGGATCTGTTAGATGTTTGCAAAGATTGATGGCTGATAAAACAGCTAGTTTGCCGACAGATATATCAGCACCTAGTTTACCTGTGTCTCCATCTACACCATCTTCTCCTTCTTTTACATACACAAATGCAAGTGTAAGCGATATTACTCAGGTATTAATTTCTATTAGTGATATGGCAGATTTAACAGAATCTGCTCCTAGTTACGTTTCTCCAGTTATAACACTTCAAGGAGCGCCAACTATATCAGATTTAAGTATAACAGCAACTGTTCCAGTAGCACCATCTTTAACAACTAATTCTGTTAGCTTTAGTGCAACTGCTCCAGTATATACTTCGCCAGTTGCTTCTCCTTCATTTAGTACAGTAGATACATTTATATCTACAGATGAGGATGTTGAATTAGCAAGTACAAAAATACAAGAGATTAATTCTCAAATAGGAGAATATCAAGCCAACATACAGAATCAATTAAACGTATTTAATGATGCGAATGTTGAATATCAAGCAGAGCTTCAAAAGTCTATGAAGAATGCTGATTTATCACAAGCAGATGATTCACAATTAATGCAGAAATATCAAGCTGACCTGCAGTCTTATCAAGCTCAAATTGGTAAAGAAGTACAGGAATATCAGCAGAATATGGAAGGTGATTTAAAAGTCTGGCAAGCAGAAAGGCAAACAGATTTACAAAAATATAGTGCAGATATACAAAATGCATTAAACTCTTTTAATGAGTCAAATGTAGTATATCAGCAAGATATACAAAGGAAAGGACAAAACTTTCAAAAAGATAGTCAGTCTGCTATTCAAAATGCACAGCAAGAATTTAATACACGCAAAGCAAATTTAGATAAAGATGTACAATTAAATTTGCAAAATGCTATAAACAATTTTCAGCAAAACGTCCAAGAGTATAAATCTACATTAGATAAGTATAGATCTGAATTGCAAGACTACCAAGCTGAAGTAGGTTCTGTATTGCAAAAATATAGTGCAGACGTACAGAATTATAATGCAAAAATGCAAAAGCATAATATGGATTATCAATGGAAGCAAGGTCAGTATCGTCAGTTAAAAGCTGAATACAATCAAGGCTTGCAAATTTTAATACGTGGTGATATGCCACAACAACAAGGAGGATCATAATGGCAGATACAGCAAGAGGCGTAGTATCTATGACTCCAGTAGTAACTATTACTGCTGATTCAGATGCTGATTCAGTAGATGCAATTCATCACGATATAAAACAATCATTAGGTGGCAAATTAGAATATGCAAAAGCAGACGCTAATGATAA